AGATGGTGGATGTCTTCAAGTCCAAAGAGGATTGGCGCGAACTGATTCAGTCTGACGGCCGGGGCAACTACCGTTTGCGCGTCCAATAGCCGAGTTTTTTCCCCGCGGTGTGGGATGCGGTGTGGGATTTAGTGGGGGATGGGTGTGGGATGCCCATCCCCCATCGTCGTTTTGCGGCCTGTTTTCATAAAGCTGTCCGTCCCACTCCGTATCCCACCCCGATCCCGACGACATCCCACACCAAGCTTTTGCATTGTTTCCCTGTAACCATCAGTGGAGACCGATATGCAGACAAAAATCTGCCTCACCCAAAAGGAACTCGCCCGGCGTTGGGCGATTTCCCACCGCACCTTGGAGCGCTGGCGCTGGACCGGTGAGGGGCCGAGTTTCATGAAGCTTGGTGGCCGGGTGATCTACCGGCTTGAGGACGTTCTATCCTTTGAACTGGCCCACTTGCATCAAAGCGAGGCCGTCCAGGCGGCACGGGTGGCATGATGCAGCCTGACATCCGCGACGACATTGGCTTTTTTGCTTGGGTTTCTTTGGCGCCTCCGGGTGCGGCCGTCAGTTACCATCGCGGCTTTCTCGCGGTGGATGCGGTCTCGCTCGTCTCCAAGCTTCCGGCATCGCAGCAGCGCAGCTTGCGGATGATCGCGTCCGCCGCTTGGCGCGCGTCAGAACAGAACCTTGTTCATCTCGTTCAAGAGCGCCTCGGCCCGGATCTCTTCGATTATCGCGCCATCGCGCGTCCGCGCCCTGCTCCCAACACATCCCCAACCACTCGCCCGCTGCGGGCGGATGCATGACCAACTTCCAAGACATGGAGACGAGAATGACTTATCCAAAGAACACCCTGAGCGTGGATGATATGCTCAACCTGCCGACCGGCGAGATGGCGCAAATGCCGGTCGAATTGCTGGCCGCGTTGCAGGCGGAACTTGATAATGCTGCCAGGCAATTGAAGTCCGCGACGCTGCGGCTCAACACAGCCTTTGAGGTCCGCTATGCGACCCGGGCTGCCGAAGCGCGCCGTGCCTGCGGCAAGGACACCGGCACGGTCCGCTTGGTGGACGGCGACTACGCGGTGGTGGCTGATCTGCCCAAACGCGTCGACTGGGACCAGGAAAAGCTTGCCCAAATTGCCCAGAACATCGCATCGGCAGGGGAGGATCCTTCCGAGTTCATCGACACGAAGTTGTCGGTTTCTGAGCGCACGTATGGCGCGCTTCCTGAGGCTTGGCGCAAGGGGTTTGAGCCGGCGCGTACTGTCAAAATGGGTGCGTTGAAGGTGGTCTTGGAAGCGAAGGGGACTGCCTGATGGCTATTTCTCTCGCATCCCTGTGCATGACCTCGGCGCTGACACCGCCGCGCATCCTGATCCACGGCGTGGCCGGGGTCGGCAAGTCCACCTTCGCGGCCGATGCAGATCGGCCGGTGTTCATCATGACCGAGGACGGGCTCGGAAAACTGCAGGTGCCACATTTTCCGCTGGCGACGAGCTATGCGGACGTGGCCGGGGCCCTGGACGCTCTGCTGACCGAGGGCCACGACTTCGGCACGGTGGTCATCGACAGCGTCGACTGGCTGGAGCCGCTGATCTGGGCTGAAGCCTGCCACCGCAACGGCTGGGCGTCCATTGAAACCCCCGGCTTCGGGAAAGGCTATGCCGAGGCGCTGACTGTCTGGCGGGAGTATCTCGACAAGCTGAATGCGCTCCGGGACCAGAAAGGCATGGCGGTCATCCAGATCGCCCATACCGACATCAAGCGCTTCGACAGCCCCGAGCACGAGCCTTACGACCGCTACGTGGTCAAGCTGCAGGCCCGCGCCTCGGCGCTCTTGCAGGAGCATTCCGACGTCGTCCTCTTCGCCAACTACCAGATCTCGGTCGCCAAATCCGATGTCGGGTTCAACAAGAAGGTGACCCGGGCGCTCGGGTCCGGTGCGCGCGTCATGCACACCGAGGAGCGCCCCGCCTTCCTCGCCAAGAACCGTTACGGCCTGCCGGACACGCTGCCCCTCAGCTGGGCCGAGTTCATGGCGGCCATGCCTCAATCTGAATGATCGCCCTGAAAGGACAAGACCATGGCACGTTTCGACACGTCCTTTGACGCCACCAGCGTTGAACCCACCACCGCCCAGGAGCTTTTGCCCGCGGGCAAATACCGCGCTCAGATCGTCGAAAGCGAGATGCGCGTCACCAAGAACGGCATGGGCCAGTTTCTCTGGCTGATGCTCGACATCCTCGACGGAGAGTACAAGGGCCGGAAGATCTTCGATCAGTTGAACCTCGTAAACCCGAACCCGACCACGGTGGAAATCGCGCAGCGCGCGCTCTCGGCTATCTGCCACGCGACGGGCAAGATGCATGTCAGCGACAGCGAGGAACTGCACCTGATCCCGATGACGATCCAGGTGAAGGTCAGGCCGCCGAAGAATGGTTACGGGGAGAGCAATGCCGTCGCTTATCTGCCGCCGGATCGCGCCGCTGCGGCCCGTGCAGCCAAGCCGGCATCCGCTGCGCCCGCCACACCTGCAGCTCCGCCCAAGATGGCGTCTGCGCCCTGGAACAAGAAGGGCTGACGCTCTGCGCCGCCCTGACCTGTTGACGGCCGGGGCGGTGCCCAACCCCATCTGAGGACATTCCCATGACTGACATGAACAACGCGGCCGCCGAGGGAAACCTTGGGGCCGTGATCAGCCCCGGCTTGCCTGATGATCAGCGCCGGTTGATCGAGCTTGACGACGCAATTGCCAAGATACGCACCCAGATCGCGACGGCTGATCTGGCCCGGCAGCGGGGTCACAAACTCATCGACCCGGACTGGTTTCACAGGGCCCGCACTGCGCTGCGGCACCTGAGCCGCGAGCGGGCGGAACTTCTGGCCCAAGGCACAGGCCGTCGTCGTCGCCAGAAGCTGAAGGATGCGCTGATCGGCGTTCTGCGCGAGCGCCATGATCCAGAAACCTGGAGCGGCATTCTGGCCGAGGCACAGGCCCGCAGTGAACTGGAGGGTCTGTGATGGCCGAGCTTCCCGAAGCCCCAACGCCAACGCTGACGGCGATCTATGCCGATTATGAGGCCCGCCAGGGTGATGGTTTCCGCGACCACCTCGGTGCCTCGATCATCGGCAAGTCCTGCGCCCGTGCACTCTGGTACGATTTCCGCTGGGTCACGCCCGCGCACCATTCCGGCCGCCTGCTGCGGCTCTTCGAGACCGGCCAGTTGGAAGAGGACCGCCTCGTGCGCAATCTGCGCGCCACCGGCGCGACGGTGCTCGAGGTCGACCCGGAGACGGGCCGTCAGTTCCGCGTCGAGGCCCATGGCGGCCATTTCGGCGGGTCGCTCGATGGTGTGGCCATCGGCATCCTCGAGTCCCAGAAGACCTGGCATGTGCTCGAGTTCAAGACCCATGGGGTCAAGAGCTTCACTGAGCTGACCGCCAAAGGCGTAGTGCTGGCCAAGCCCCAGCACGCCGCACAGATGCAGATCTACATGCATCTGACGGGCATCACCCGTGCCCTGTATGTGGCGGTTTGCAAGGACACTGATGCGCTGCACATCGAGCGCATCGAAGCCGACAGTGCCATGGCCGAACGCCTCTTGGACAAGGCCGGGCGCGTCATCTTCGCCCAGCACCCGCCCACGCGGATCAGCGAGGACCCTGCCTGGTTCGAATGCCGGTTCTGCGATCACCATGCCGTCTGCCACGAGGGTGGTGGGGCGGCTGTGACTTGCCGGTCCTGCCTGCATGCGACGCCTGTTGACGGCGGTTGGCACTGCGCCCGCCACGACAGAATGCTGGCAGCCGCCGAGCAGCGTGCGGCCTGCATCCGCCATCTCTTCATCCCCGATCTTGTTCCGGGCGAGGTCATCGATGCGGGCGACGATATCGTCACCTACCGCATGGCCGATGGCTGGACCTGGGCAAACGACGCCCGCACGACGGAGGCCGCGCCATGCTGACCCTGCGCCCCTATCAACAGGCCGCGATCACTGCGATCTACGGCTATTTCCAGAACCATAGAGGCAACCCGCTGGTGGTGATCCCGACCGCTGGGGGCAAGAGCCTGGTCATGGCCGCCTTCATTGAGGGCGTGCTGAAGGCATGGCCCGACCAGCGCATCCTGATCGTGACCCATGTCCGCGAGCTGATCGCCCAGAACCATGCCGAGATGATCGGCCTCTGGCCCGAGGCCCCGGCCGGCATCTACTCGGCGGGCTTGGGCAAGCGCGAGGCACAGGCTCGCATTCTCTTCGCAGGCATCCAGTCGATCCATCGCCGCGCGCAGGAAGTGGGCCATACCGATTTGGTGCTGATCGATGAGGCACATCTCATTCCAGGCAATAGCAGCACGATGTACCGCCGGTTTCTGGATGGGCTTGCCCGGATCAACCCCGCGCTGAAGGTGATCGGGTTGACCGCCACGCCCTTCCGGCTCGACAGCGGCATGCTGCATGAGGGCGAGAACGCGCTTTTCACGGACATCGCCTATGAGGCCCCGGTGCGCGATCTGATCGACGCTCGCTATCTCAGCCCGCTCGTGTCGAAGCAGCCCGCCACGCGGCTCGATGTCTCGAAGGTCGGTACCCGTGCGGGCGATTTCATTCAGCGTGATCTTGCGGCTGCCGTCGATCAGGAGGCCATTACGCGGGCTGCCGTCACCGAAATCATCGAGCACGGACGCGAGCGGAAATCTTGGCTGGCCTTCTGTTCGGGCGTCGAGCACGCCCGCCATGTGGCCGAGGAGTTCGGCCGCCAAGGCATCATCTGCAGCACAATCTTTGGCGACACGCCGAAGGAGGATCGCGATGCCATCATCGTCGCATTCAAGCGCGGTGAGATCCGCGCGCTGGCCTCTATGGGCGTGCTGACCACCGGCTTCAACGCGCCTGGGGTCGATCTCATCGCGCTCCTGCGCCCGACCAAATCCGCAGGGCTCTATGTGCAGATGGTCGGCCGCGGCACGCGCCTCGCGCCGGGCAAGGAGAACTGCCTCGTCCTCGATTTTGCCGGCAATGTCCGCCGCCACGGGCCGATCGATCTGGTGCGCCCGAAACGTCCGGGTGAAGGCGGTGTTGGCGAT